CCGGCAATCTTCAAGGCCATACCCTTTTTGTAAACCTTGTCCCCGATCTTGAGCTTAGAGGACTTGGCTGCTACCCCACCCTTCTTCTTAGGCGCTTCAGGGTCAACGGCAGGGGTTTGTTCCTCTAGCCGATTAAGCGCATCCTCTACAAGTGCCCCATAGTCATGGCATACACACTGGCAAGGGGCTTCATGGGTAGGTTGGGGGTTAAGGTTAGCCTCAGACTTCTTACGGTACTTGATAATAATGCCACAACCGTTATGGTCGTCAGCGGTACACTGTTTGCTTTCCATTAGTGTGCTCCCCTCAAAGCGGCAAACCCATCGAGGTCACCGGACCGCCACGGCAAATCCATTGGCGTTGACGACATTACCTGTACGGTGCTTGTCGGGTGTTGCAAACCGACGACGTGCCCCATTTCGTGATAAGCGAGCTTCTCGAAGTCGAAGACTTCGGGCGGGTATCCCTGGTTGAAGAAGTTGGCGTTGAAGATGACGATCGCACCCTTGTACTCATCACCGATCCAATGCTGATCGGACCACGCCTGAGCACCCGGGGGACCTGACCAGTTCTCGCCCTGGGCGTACACGAACAGGTCGGTAGCGCCCTGCTCTTCCAGCCACACGTCCTGTCCCGAGGCGGGCTTCTTGGTTGTCTGCCCGTCGTTCGTGTTACCCGACCCCACCCTCGGGCACACATCCTCGATGGCCTGGCGGATAATAAGCCTTTGCTGATCGGAGAAGTGCTGCCAGTTGATCCGGTAATGAATAGGTTTGCCGTTCCAGCTTATAATTCGGTGATCGCCGGTACGTCTAACTGACCATGTACTCATCGGTTAATCTCCTTTAGGATTTCTTCGGTCCGCTTTAGACTTCTATTGGTTGCAACGGTAAACCCAATAGTTATGAGGATAGACAAAACACTTATGGCAATAGCTAGTAGTAGAATCTCGTTCATCGCAATTTCCCCTTAAAGTCGTGGATTACGTTAACTGCTGCATAGACCAGTAGAGCAAGCGCCACGATAGCTAGAGTGGCACCGAATACAAAGGTAACCGGGTCATTTAGCATTATACATCTTTCGTTCACAGTATGCCGCTATCTCGATTGCCATAGCAGCGTCTACCTCGTGACCGTTTACGACAAACTCATTGTCAAGGCCCCATAGACTCGGCCTACGGGTCCACGATTCAACATATCCCTCGGCCCGTCCACGCTGTAAGTCTTTGATTGCTCGCATGGTATTGGCGTGGATATCCGGCATTTCTCGGTGCCCAAACGGCACGGCTCTACTCCCTCTCTAGGCTCACTTGGAGTGATCATAGCACGGCACTCGACAACCTAAAAGAACGTTTCTCCCTGTGGCTAGCCTGCCACTTAGCGTGATTTGGCTAATCTTCTGTATGCCGACTATAGGCACTCCACTTAATGTAAAACTGTGAAGACTCATCAAGTAGAAAGACAACCTGTAAAGTCTCTTCGTCGTCATCCCACTTACGGATAACCTCTAGCACTTTCTTAGGGTCGTCATCCTGTCCAGCGTGCCAACCACTTTCGTAAGTCTGTGGATTGCCCGGAATGTACTGGACAAACCCTAAGCCCTCTAGATCGCTCCCTGAGCACCACGTAACGCAGTTAGCGCTATTATTAATGTAGTCCTCTAAGGAACTCTCTAGGTCGCCTCGCAAGCACTCTGAGCACACATACCCGGCATCTTCTACCCATGCTCCATTCATCTTCCATGAGTAACTGTTCTCGACTGTTCGCATTGCCCGGTAGCAGTCAGCACAGTTAGTCCATTCGTCTAACCATTCAAGGTCGGCACCGACGTTGCTTAGAGCATCGGCCAACCTAACTGGCAGGCTTTCGGCTTTGGTCAAGGGTGGTTCACCATCCCTAGGGAATCGCTTAGGATTCCAATTACCAAAGACAACCAAACCATTCTCGCTAGACAAACGGTAACCGGGTTCTGCGTAATCGTGGGCGATTTCGGTAACTAGTTCACCGTCACCGTATTCCTCACCGCACACAGTACGGATAAGACGTTGTGCCTTATCGCTAACAGTAGTTGTAGCCATTACGTTTCCCCTTTACATTGATTTAGTGATACCTGTTAGCACCACTACCAAACCCACCTAGTTAAAGATGGGTAAGGTACTGATTCTAACTGTTAAATCTCTTCCCACGACTCTTGTGACCATAGGAAGTATTCGCCATCGTGCCAACCCCAGCTAAAGCCATCGGGAGTAGCAGCGTTTAAAGCCTCTTCTGCCCGGTTGCTTACCCATAGGATTTCTTCCAACCTGTCCATATCGATAACAGGGTAAGAAGAATGAGTGTTCTCTGCTTTGAACTCTTCTGGCACTTTGGGAAGCTCACCCATAAAGTCAGTACTGAGCATTTCGTCGGTAATCTCGATTTGACGAATAGGTCCGTACTGACCCCAATGGCCATCTACGTAGCAACCTGTTTCCACAGTAGTCTTACTAACGGTAGTGGTTGTGATATTGAGCGTGACAGTTGCCATTACGTTTCCCCTTTACGTTGTAGTTGTATTGTGTATTGATGTAACCATAGAACCACTAAACACGACATTGTGTTTAGTAGCTCTAGCTTGCATCAATGCCTAATTAACTCCTTACTTGCTGCTTTCCATGAAAACTCACACCAGCAATACTTGCACCTAAACCATAACCGCTGGCCTAGGGTCCCCAAGCATTCGGGGTTTGGTGACTCGCAAACTGGACAGTCGTTATCCATTAGTTGATCCCCTTAATGCTATCCAAGCTCATTACGCAAGCTTCCACAAACGTACCGGGCTTGAAATTAGGGTTAGTGTGCTTAAGCTCATCGGTAAACTTTTGGACAAGCTGAACTCGGTTCCGATAGTTGCTTGCGCCATCCTCAAAACAAAGCTCAGCAATAACGTCAGCAATAAACTGGAAGTGCTGCCGTGTCATGGTTGGATATTTGTCTTGCATTACGTTTCCCCTTTACGTTGATTGTCCTACTAGTTAGTAGGTTGCTATTCATAAACCCTAGAGCTTATGAATAGCCATCTAGCAACTAGTAATCTTCAGCGCTCGTACGGTCAACCATCCTACGCTGATCTTCAGCGTAAATTGGGTTCTCTTCGTAGTCATCTTCGTACTCAGCGCAGTTAGAGCAATATTGCCCCATGTACTCTACTTGAGCGCTACACACTCGGCATTCGGGCTTGATCCGCATTACGTTTCCCCTTTATTAGTGGTTTGAGTAAACCATAGAACCAACCAGTTAACCAAGCCTTAAGCTCCATTAACTGATTGACCCTAGCTGTACTCAAACTAAGCGAAGTAACCATCGCAGGTTAAATACCGTGTATCCCTGTGCCAATCAACAGTATGTCCACAATCGGCACAACAGTCCTCTGTGACAGGATAAAGTGTTCGCCCTAGTCCCCTACAAAATGCACAAGCGTTAGTGACGTTACTACTTGGCATAAAGCCGGTAGAAGTAACTTGGCCACTACCGTTACAGTTGGGGCAGGTATAATGCATTACGTTTCCCCTTTGTTGTGATTGATGTAACCATAAAACCAACCCAGCTACTAACCGGATTGGCTCTAGCTTGTATCAATCAGTAATTATGTAACTCTTGATCTTTCTTGTACTCATCAAACTCGGCCATGGTGCTTATCGTGCGTTTCATCCATGCACGATTCATGGCAACCACTCGCATGGTTCCATCGGGATACTCTTCTACTATCTCGATAGCGTGATAACCCCATGAGTCCAGCTTTTTAGCAACTTGCCTAGCTTGTGGCTTGGTAAGTGTGTCAGTCATTGTGTTTCCCCTTTGTTGTTGTTCTTACCTACTCCTACTCACTTATGAGCAGACACAGAGAAGCGGCAACACAGCTAGGCCATGCCACCGCTTCCCCAAGTCTGGCAATAAGGTAGCCAGATAAAGGGGAGAAACGTTCTCTTAGGTTGTCAAGGTACTCAGCGCCACACCAGCTAAGCCGAGATCGTCGGTCCCCCGTTGGGGTGCTAGTGCTTACACTTGTTGTGATGTAAGCGTATCATGCCTGTCAAGTGGTGGATAAGGGTGTTGATGATTAAGGGTGAATAGCTAAGCGTATTAATAGGTACACATTAACGGTACATCAAACAGTGGCTAAGCGTATTGATGAGTGTGTATTAATGTAGTGCATTAGAGGATAAGGGTATAAGGGGAAGGGTATAAGGGGACAGGTTGGCTGCTTTGTCGGCAGTCCTCACTCACTCGCCCTATTAGGTACAATAGATAGGGTACCTACTCATCATATGTACTAGTGATGTGTGGTCGAGGTCACCCAGCGTGGCAGCTTGACGTAACCTATCTTCTAGGCTGCCACTGAGCGTGGGATGGCAGGGGAGTGGTGCTCGGGATAGTGAAAGGTTTGACTAGGGCAAGTGCCTAGGCCGCCCCCCTCTGTTATGTATGTTCACCTTCACCTATGGTGGGTTACTATATGGGCAGTATAGTAGTACGCAGTGTACTCTTATCCTATCGTTTTTAGCCCTTAGGATTTCAATGCCTACGGTTACACCTATTCAGAAGAGACGGTTCATCAAGCTTCGGCAAGAGGGATACTCTATTCGGGCTACCTGTATGAAGTTAGGTGTGTCTTACTCGTGGGGTAAGGCTTTCGATAAGGGGATGAAGAATAACAGTGGACAGGAGTACGCTAAGGAGAGGGAGCAAGAGGGTTTTGCTCAGCCGCTAGAGTTTGATGAGCTAACCCCTGAAGTTGTTGAGGCCCTAGAGGATATCCAGGTCTTCGCTCTCAGGTACTTTGGTATAACCCTGGCCCCGTATCAGGTCAAAGCGGCGAACCTTGTTGTCGAGCTACTGGAAACCCATGACGAAGAGTATGTGTGTATTAACTGGCCGCCCGGTACAGGAAAGTCAACGTTTACAACCCGAATTTTGACTTCATGGTTAACTTGTAAAAATCGGGCCATTAGAGGTTTGATTGGTTCGGTGAGTGAACGTTTGGCTAGCAAGTACACGGCGGCGCTTAGGGATGACTTCGAGCGGCCGTACCCGATAGCTGCCTCACTTGCCGATAAGCGGTCAGGGTTGGTTGAAGATGCCATTTCCTCTATGCCGCTTGACTTTGGAGTGTTCAAAGGCACGGGTATATGGCGGGCCAACGAGTTTAGGATTGTGCTCCCGGCCGGTATTACAAGTGGTAACAAAGAGCCGACGTGGAGTGCATTCGGAACCGATACAAGCTTCATTGGTACACGGTCGGATATCTGTGTTTGGGACGACCCGTGGGACCCGAGAATGAAGGACCCGGATCAGATTGAGGAATACTACCGGCAGTGGGATCAGGTTTGCGAAACGCGCCTTGAACCCGGTGGTTTGTTTCTACTTCAAATGCAGCGGTTGGCGGCACAGGATGTTTCACGGTATTGCTTGGATAAGAATACGCTGATTATAGATGACGATGGGAATGAGAAATGGAAGAGTAAGTATCATCATATTAAGTTTCCGGCACACTTTAAAGAGAAGTGCCAGGGGGACCACGGGAGGGACGCAAAAGCCTGGCCCGACGGGTGCCTGCTGTTCCCTCAGCGCCTCGGGTGGGAGAAGCTAGAAGGGATCAGGCAGGACTCAGAAGAGAACTTCATGGTCACATATCAGCAAGAGGACGTGGACCCTGAGGACGTGCTGTGTCGGCAACTGTGGATTGATGGCGGGATAGATGATGACGGTTCAATTGTGCCTGGTTGCTGGGATGAGGAACGGGTGCTTGGGGAGATTCCCACTGGCCTAACCCGGCCGATCTATTCTTACATGACGGTTGATCCGAGTGGTAGCAAGTTTTGGGCGCTACAATGGTGGGTGTATCACCCGGCCACACAGCAGCGTTTCCTTGTTGATGTGATCAGGAAAAAGTTACGTGCCCCCAACTTCCTCGGCTACACCCCTAGCACGAAAGAGTACACGGGGATTGCTAACGATTGGGTGCTTAGAGGCGAGAAAACTAAGTTCCCGATTCGTTGGTTGATTGTCGAACAAAACGCCGCCCAGCGCTACCTGTTGCAATATCAGCATGTGTTGGAATGGGCACGAGCACATCATGTTCGCATCATCCCCCATGATACATACGGGAATAAGACAGACCCGGATTATGGGGTTATGGCGCTGTTACGTCCGTTGTATAAGCATGGGCTGGTCCGCTTGCCGGGGGGTGACCGTCAGAGTAAGATACAGTCCCAACACCTAATTAACGAAGTCACACAGTTTCCGGGTGGGGTTTACGAAGATCAGACAATGGCCCAATGGTTCGGGGAAAACCGGTTGCCGAGTCTTGTAAAGCGTCAGGAAGCGGATAAGACTCCTAGGCAATGGCGTCCCGACTTCGCCCATGATCCGTTAGGGGTTTCGGTATGAGAAATTTGGGTCTAGATGATGTGGTTAGGATTAGGGCGCTGAGCAAGAATTGGCCCAGCAGGGAGATAGGTCCGCCGCCCCCAATCCTGCCTGCCCCTATAGTACGTGTCATCGGCAAGGTTGTTTGCCAGAACTGTGGTGGCCGTGCCCGTCGTGTCGAGATTGTTACCCATGTACCCAACTCGACCCCTGTTGTGCTAGTCGAATGTGAGGCTTGCTAAATGGATTACTGGCCGAATGGGCTAGACCCCGATACCGTCTGTACGGTTAGTCCACAAGGCATCCATCTGTTGTGGAAAGAGCGGTCACAGGTTTTCGGTAAGCAGACAGACCGGATGAACCGTGTTGCCGCCGCCTACACGAACGATATCAAGCTAGCCGTTACCAACCTATATCAAGGTGCCGAGGAACCCGCTGTTGTTAACTTGATCTATCAGGGTATTAACGGCATGGGGATGAGGACCGCTTCACCGGACCCGGTTATTCGCACATATCCGACAAACCCCGGCAGTGAAGAGGAACAGGAAAAGGCGGCTGATAGAAGGCGGGCATTTTATGGAATGTGGGAAGCCAATGACCATTATTCTCTCCGACTCCAACGAGCCTTATGGTACTACGGATTTGCCAACGCTCCTGTTACTCTCTATCCATCAAAGACAATGGGAGGACCAAAATGGACTGTCCGTGACCCACGCTTTTTCTTCCCTTCCGATCCTACAATGGTCCCAGCTAATTACATTGTTGAGTCTGCCGAAACCTACGGGAACCTCAAGCGGAAATATGGGGTTGACGTTTTCAAGGGGTTAAACAAGCAACTCCCTTCAGGCGGGGAATGGAAAGACTCTACCCTTGTTTCGGTATTGGAGTATTGCGACTCTAAGTGTGTGATGATCTTTGCATTGTCGCAGAAGGCCGAAACCCCTGGCGTTGTTGCCGCTAATGCCCCGTCGATGGGTAACAACAAGCCGGATCAGATTTGCATGTTGGACTTCTACCCCAACATGGCCGGTATCCCAATGGCTGTTAACCCGAGCATGATTACCCTCGACCCGAATATGCCACGCAGTCAGTTTGACGGTATGCTTGGCTCGTTCCAGATGCGCTCACGGTTGATGGCGCTAAGTTACATTGCCACGTTTAAGGGTGTGCTACAGGGTTATTGGCTTGAAGGTAGGGAAGATGAAGAGCCAGTGGTACATACAACCCCCGACCCGACAACTGGAGAGATTGGAAAAACTAGTGGTGGAAAGCTCATTCCCGAAGTCACCAATCCCCAATACTCTCAAGGCCAACTCTTGTCAATCCTTGAAGGACAAGAGCGACAGTCAGGAAGCGTCCCCGCTGAAATGGGCGGTGTTTCTCCCACTAATATCAGAACCGGCAAGCGGGGGGGTCAAGTATTCGGAAACGCTGTTGATTTCTACATTGAAGCGGCTCAGCTAGCCTTTGCCCGTTCAGGTAAGCATGAAAACAAGATCGCTGTAGCCATCGACAAGGGTTGGTTCGGCTCAACCAAGAAGACGTTTTGGGTTGAGTGGAAAGGTGCAGCCGGGCATATCGAATACACGCCCAACAAGCTTTGGACAACCGATCAGAACGAAGTGGTCTACCCCTTTGCCGGTGTAGACCTTTCTAATCAAACGCTGGAAATGGCTCAGATGATCGGGCTTGAGGCATACAGTCGTCGTAGCTTTATGGAAAACCACCCTCTCGTCCGTGACGTGGAGCTAGAGGAAATGCGTATCCAGTCTGAGGCTATTGACCGTGCCGGGTTTGCCAGTATCCAAACCCTCGCCGCCGACCCTACCGGCCCTTACAAGCCCACGGAGATTGCCCGCATGAAAGAGTTGATCAATGAGGGTTTACCGTGGGAAAAGGCCGTGATGAAGGTTGATGAGGAAATCGCCGAGAAGCAGTCGGAAGAGACACAAGGCATGGTTGACCCAATGTCGCCAGAAGCCATGCCGGGACTTGATGGCGCTGCTACCGGTGGACCGATTGCTCCCCCGGCCGAAACCATTCCTGGTGCTATGCAATTGGGTCAGACGTTGTTGGCTACCCGAGCGCCACGGATGACCGTTGGGAATGAGGCACCGGCATGAACAAAAAGGATGAGGACGAACTAGCTTGGTGGCGGAAAGAGTTTAGCTGCCGCATCGAACCCAATTCAGTTAAATGGGTTAAGCCGGGGCAATCACTTCTCGGTGTTAGGCTTGAGATAAAAGAAGTGTCTAATGCGGGATAGCCTCAACATAGCTTGTGGCGATGACTACCGGAGAGGGTGGGTTAATGCAGATATCCGCACAGGGGATGTTAACTGCTCAGTCGATTCCTTGCCCTTTCCCGACAATTCGTTTAGACTTGTTTATGCCCTTGACATTCTGGAACATTTCTGGCGGGATTACACTTACGCTGTTCTTAGAGAATGGAGACGAGTTTTACGAGTGGGCGGAACTCTTGCTATCCGAGTGCCAAACCTTAGAACTTTGGCCCGTGTCCTCATTGACCCCACTTCTCCAAAAGACCGCCTCCACGCCGTTATAACCAATATCTATGGAGGCCATCGTTGGGGCGATGATGGAAGCTTAGATACCCATCATTGGGGCTGGACCCCCGAAACCTTTACAGACCTTCTTACATCTAACGGCTTTACCATCGACAAGATGAACGATAATGCCAACATGACCGCACTGGCAATTAAGGAGTAGTGTAACCGTGTCTTTAACCCAAGTTCTCGTAGTCCTCGTTATCGTGTTTATCGTCTTACTTCTTCTCGGGACTATTCGGATTTAGGTTAACCTTTCCCCACCCCTGTAATCTCGTCAACCCCTATCCGCCAAGCACCATGCTTCTGACCATGTTCCCCCGCTTTTAACAACGCTTTCCGCCGCTGGTGCCTTATAGAATATTTGTTGGGAATGATGTTGTGACTTCCGCATTGCTCACACTTCCAACCCCAGGATATTGTGTCGAAGGTAAGATTTACTACTGCTACTTGTACGTTTATGGCACTTACTGTGGGTTTGTTATGTATGTGTGAGGTTGTGGCTGGTAATGGAGGTTGGTTATGGGTTCCCGTACTAGCGGTTGATACCAAGGGTTGACTTTTACTCAGCTTTTTCTTAGTCAAAGGAACGGACATTACGATGCCCCGTACATCTGAAAATCGTGGAGGCTCAAGACAGGGAACTGCCGGGAAGGCTTATCCTCAGCGTACTGATTTGAATGAAAAAAAGAAAGTACAACCGGCTCGCTCCCCCAAGGGTTTGCCTCAAGGTGAAGCAACACGACGGATATCTGCACAACAAGCTCTCCCTCTCCCCGCCGCCACTGATCCTTCTACCTTACCTAGCCTATCTGCCCCTTCTCAGCGCCCCGGAGAGCCGGTTACCGCTGGCCTTCCTATCGGCGCTGGTCCCGGCCCCGAGGCTACTGTATTAGGGGGGGCGAGTCCAGAGGACTCAGTGATCCAGCTTTTGCAACAACTGTACGCTGAATTTCCTACACCCGAGCTACAGAAGTACATTGAAACGGCTCAGGCTGCTAATCATCCCACTACCGTTACTGGTGCTCAGGGGTTTAGCCCGTATATTCCACGGGCGCAGAGAGCACGATTCATTCCCCCGCCTCCAGGAGATAAGGGAGGGGGACCTATGACTGGTATGGCTAGTGGTAGGGACACTGGACATTTTGGTGAACAGCGTCCCCCTACTAATGCGGATAATTGGGAAGGTTATGGTTCAACCGGTCGTAAGGGTGGACCTAATTCCCCACGTCGTTCTTACGGTTCGGCTCCTGGCAACCTTACACAGTCGGCGGATTAAATGTCTATTGATGGTATCACCACTGGTGCTCTGGCCCGTATGGTTGCGGCCAACAATACCCGTTATGAAGCCCAATCCAACCTTTCAGCTTCATGGATGCAGCGTTTCGCAACTACAGCCCATGCGACACGAGCGGCCCAAAACGCTTCTTCTCTAGTTTCGGCTTATCCGTGGATGAAGCCATCCCTTGTAACCGCTCTTGCTTCTTTCGGTATTTCGGCCAATGACTCCACTGAGCTTGCCGCATTAGCCGCCGCCGAACGTTCCCGCACCCCTACCGGCTGGACACGACCGGGTTCTAGAGTTAACGCCGCAACCCTAGCTCAGCGTATCAAGTCTCCGTTCAAACTGAATGAGCAGGGAATCCCGATAGATGCTTTGAGCCAGATTCCCGGCTACAAAACTCTTGACGGTCAAACTCCTACCCCCGGTTTTGAACAGCCTTCCCCTACCAACGTTTCCGATTCCGGCCGGTATTTCAGTGTTGGGGAACAGAACTATCAGTATGTCAACGGTCGACTTCAATACACCACGGGTCCTCGGGCTGGCCGTCCTACCGTTCCCGCAACCTCCCCCGAGTCCTTTGGTTTTGACCCTGGTTCCCCTGAAGAAATGGCTCAATACCAAGATCTTGTACAGTCAGGCGGGCTTGCAGCGTTAACAACTCAGCGTGACGCTATTGTTGAGGGTGGGTTGCTGGTAAATGGGCAAGTCCCGGTTCCTGGTGGCAACTTTCCGCTCCGTGATATCCTGTCATTCTACCAAGCAATAGCGCCATCCCAGCGTCAGGACTATTTAGATCAGCTTCAAACCCATGCTGACGGGATTATTGACCAATATGCGGGCCGAACTGCCGATGAATCCGCTGATCGTCGGCAATTGGCACTCGATAATGCCCCATATGGTGAAGCCCGAATGTTACGTGGCATTCTTGAGCTACAAGACGCAATTATGCGGCCCGAAATTCAGTCTAATCAAGCTGCAGGACTCACGGGTGCGGTATTAGGTGGTGTTGGGGAAGCGGCTAAAGACACTATCCGGTTTACCTCTACCATGCTGGACACTATCCCCCAAGAGATTCAAGGCTCCTACCGTAAACTCCGTAACGCTCTCCTTCCTGGTGGTCCCGGTACTCCCAACAGTGGGGGTCTACAGGCTTTCAACACTATTCCCTCTGGCGGTAACCCCTTCGCTGGTGCTTCTGAATCTGATTTCGGTATTGCGGTCGAGAACGCTGTTGCTGGTCAAGGTCTATCCGCCTTCGACTTTGGTAACGGCTTCTTCCGTGGCTCAAACACAGAGATTGCGGCCGAACGTTACCGGCGTGAAATCTATCACGGCACAACCAACGGTCATGTTATCACTATTGGCCGTGACGTTGCCGACGTAGCACCCGTCAAGCCCAACACCTTACCCTACGACCTTATCTCGGGGGTAATTGACGCTTCTGTATACCTCGCCGACCCTGCCTCTAACGCTGGTTTTGACAACGCTATTGCCGGTCTACGCAACGCTCGGTTAACGGCCCGCACCCGTTCTATTGCCCCTCATATTGCCGATGCTGAACTCCGATCCAATCCCCTTGCCCGTCGGATGATTCAATACTTCGCCGATGAGGTTAACGTTGGGGCCGTCGGTACAGCGGAACATCAGCCCGGCCGTATAGCTCAAGCATGGGTTGAGTCTGGCCGGTCTATCCGTCCCGACATTTTCATGGACTTGGCAATAGGCGCTCCGGGCGATTACCGCTATGTGGAGAACACTTTACGCTCCCATCTTGGCGTGGGTATTTCGGCCGATGGAGTACGTTTGCCCGGCCGTCCGTCTATGGCGTTCTCTCGCAATCTGGGAGAGCATCGTCTAGGTCAAATGATGCCCGCCCGTTCTATCGGTGAATCCCCTACCGATATTGTTTCTAATATTGAACGGTGGTCTAGGAACTTTAACGCTTCAGATGAAGCTACCTACGGCCTAATGGAAAGGGCAATGGACGCCTTTACTGTCCGTGGCCGTCAAGTAGACGATGTTGGGGACCTTATCTCCCGTGGCGGGGTTCCTGTCCCCGATCAGAACGCTATTTTCGACATTTGGTCGGATATGCTCAATATGGGTAAAGAGCATCTAATCCAATCAGGTGTTCCCCGACCGGTAGCACAGGACCTTACCTCTGGCTTTATTCGTGAAGTCGGGGATACAGGCATGTTCTTCCTTGACGAGACTGGTCAGGGTAACGAGATTTGGTCGGTTATGAAGAACGGGGAACAGGTTGCCATGCCCGGCCCCCAACTCATTTCCGAATACCTGTCACACAATCTCCCCCTACCCGATGCCCGCCGTATCCGTCGCCTCTCTAGCTCACGTTCGATGTTAGCCTTAACCGCTAATGAGAACCTTCCCGAAGCTGTACGTGCATCGGTTCGTGAACTTGGTGGGCTAAACCTCTGGCATAGCTCTAAGGGTGATCTTCGTGCCCTCGGAACTCTCACCGAATTCGCCATGAATGACGTGTGGAAGCCCATGACTCTTCTCCGTGTGGCTTGGCCTATCCGGGTTATTGCCGAAGAACAATTACGCCTATCCGCCGAAGGTCTAGCTTCAGCATTCAACCATCCCATTTCTTACCTCTCATGGCTCATTGGCAATAAGGGTAACGTCGACGCTTACGGCAATGTGTTTGATGAGGGTATGGACTCTTTCGCTGACGCTATGTCACACGGTACGGCTGGGTGGGCGGGCGGTATAGAGGAAGGTGTACGTAACAACCGGTGGAAGGTGTTTGCCCGAGCCGATGATGGTCGGTCCCGTGCCTACGCTTTTGAAATCAACAAGCTCACTAACGACCCTATTGCTCGTGTCCTGTCCGACATAAAGATGGGTGTAGCTGATCGTCGCTTCAACACTATTAATGACGTGATTGAGGCTGGCGAGGAAGGTGGCCCCCTCTACGCCGCCCGCCTCAAGATGGCTTCCGCCCGTAACCGTGAAGTCCTTCTCAATCGTCGTGTTCCCGGCACCATGCCTTTCCCGGCCCGGTTCGCTCAGGAAGCAGCCACTATCGACTCGTGGGATGATCTTGTTGAGTCGATTGATATGCGGGTAACAACAGCGGCTTCCGGGGATAACAGAATCCTATATGCCATTTCTTCCGGTCTTTTAGATGACGGTGACCCGACTAACACTGTAAAGCTCCGCAACAACCCCAATGCTGTAGATGAAGCCGGGGACCTTATCCGCACAACCGATCTAAACGACCTTGGCCCCGACAAGCTCCCAGGGTTGGGTAGATTTACGGACCAAGAATACCTCAAGCCTTCTTCAGCGGCCCAGGTTGCCGACCGTACAGTCTCTTGGCTGTTCTCTCACCTAATGTCCAAGCCGACCAACTACCTTTCTCGTTCCCCCGCTTTTCGTCAATACTACTGGCGCAGGGTTGAAGAGCTAATTCCTTACATGGACTCGGCTCAGCGGGCAAAGATGGTCCGTAATGCCGATGCTGCCCTATCCGTAGATATTCCCTTTATCCACGTCAATGTCCCGTCCGCCGATGCACGCCGTATTGCCCAAGCGGCTGACCGTAGTGTCGATAATGCAACCCTTACCTTTGACGATATTGACGAACTGGCAAAGGCCCATGCCCTCGAAAACACCCGTTGGCTGCTATATGACCTCGCCAACAAGTCCCAATTCTTCGATCAGTTTAACCTTTTCTTCCCATTCGGCGAGGCGTGGAAAGAAGTTATCACCCGTTGGGGCGAGCTAATTGCTCGTCGGCCCTCTTCATTCCGCAAGCCGGTACTGATTACCCGTGAACTCTCACAAAACGATGTTCTCCCTCACCCTCCTGACGCTGAAGGGTTCTTCTGGACTGACGAGAACGGCGAAGAGGTATTCATTTACCCCGGTACAGGGTGGTTGAACGAACAGCTTATCGGTATTCCCGTTCCCTTTACCGGCCGGGTGCAGGGTCTATCTCTTGCTACAGAAATCATGCCGGGTTTAGGGCCGGTACTCCAAATCCCCCTTTCCCACATCATCCCCAACAAGCCCTCATGGGATGCTGTATCCGAAATCATCTTCCCCTTTGGTCGACAGGCTGGCTATGAAGCTCTTATGCCGCCCGCATGGCGTCGTGGGGCCGAGACAATCAACCGTTGGCTGGACAACGGAGAGGTTATTGCCACTTCTCCACAGTCCGATACAGCCTATGCCAACACTGTTGCCGATGTTATTCGTTGGGGTGTGTCCTCGGGCCAAATCTCTTTAGACTCACCCGACGAAATACGGGAAGCTCAGGCGTGGGCGCAGGAACGAGCAACACAGTTCTATGCAATCCGTACCGTTGCCCAGCTAGCCGGTCCTTTCCCAGCTTCCCCAGCGCCCGAATGGGTGGTCGAAGATGAGGACGGGCACGTTCTTATGGCTCAAGCACTTATTGGGGAATATCAAGAAATGGTGGCCGAGGACCCTCGTGGTGCTCCCCAACGGTTCCTTAACCACTACGGCGACGACCTTTACCCCTTACTTCAAGGCAAGTCGGTTTCCAACACCATTGACGTACCGGTAACTATTGAAGGTGACAATTGGGTACGGGAGCATGGTGACGTGGTGGAAGAGTTTCCCTACGTCTATGGCCTCTTTGCTCCGCATGGTGGAGAGTTTGATTTTGCCGCTTGGACTCGTTCTATCGAGAGGGGGGACCGGACAACCATTGACCGGCTCGGTGGGAATATGGATCAGGGGATCAACAACTGGATCAAACTGGCTAATGATTCCCGTGCAAGCCAACTCTACTATGCCGAGTTTGATGATCTTATTGAGGAACACGGGGAAGAAGCAGCAACCGAGATAACCAACTACCTGCACGACGTTAGAGTACCCGAGTTAATGGAAGAGTTTCCGGGCTACCGTGACACCTACAACATTCCCCAAGGTTTGTCCCGTACTCAACTCCAAACAACCGTTCTCGACCAACTCCGTGAGGCGGCTCGTGATCCCCGACTTCGGGACCTTGACGTGTCTAGCGCTATCCGCCGGTACTTTGAGTACCATGATCAAGGCATCGAATTGGCACTTGAGCGGGGAGAGGCACAAACGTATTATGAGGCTGATTCTATGGCAGACTATCGCTCATGGTTAAGGGGTGTAGCTGCGCCTGAATTGATTGACCAGTTCCCCGATTTCGCTCCTGTGTTTGAGCGATACTTTGATCGTTTAATGGAGAGTGACTAATGGGTTTTGGAGGAAATCAACTCTTTACGAATCATCAGGGTAGTGGCACTAGCTTTGATGATTGGAGTAGTTCAAACGATGATACGGGTAGTGGAAATGACGATGACTTTAACACCCGTAACCGTTCTCAAGACGATAAGTATCTTTTCCCTGACAACGTCCAATACGGCCAAACCCCTCTTTCCGGCGTTCCCGGTCTAGGCCAAGATTACAAGTTCTTCTACTCCCAAGCCGACCTTTCTGCCCTTACTTCTCTTCCTGCCGATATGATGGCGGCGTTACAACAGGGTCTAGTAGCGGGCGGATTCTTAAACGGTGACTTCCAGCTTGGTGCATGGTCGGAAAAGGTTTCTAATGCCTATAAGAACCTCCTACAGTTTGCAAACGTAAACGGGGTTCAGTGGCAAGAAGCTCTTCAATTAGCCATCAACCAAGGGGGTAACACGGAGTCTGGATTTGGAGCGAGTGGTGCAGGAGGTTCCGGTTCACAGTTACCCCCACTCCAAATCCAGCTTCCAAACGAGGATGATACCCGTAAGGCTTTTCAAAACGCTGCTCTTTCCTTAACTGACCGGGCCGACCCTGACGTTATCGACCGGCTTACCTCACAGTATCTCGACTATGTGAGGGACCTTCAGGAACAGGATTACGCCGAACAGGTAAGTGTAGCCGGTGGTGGTGCTCCCCGATCAACCATCGAAGAACCTCCCACCCTGGAAACTTTTACCGAGAATCGCCTTAACTCCCGAGAGGTTGTTGCCGCTAATTCCCGGGACGCTATGGAGATTCTGCTTGGTTCATTAGGCCAGCTACAGCCCTCTCAAAGAACGTTTGGGGACTGAGTAGATGGGAACATCAATAGCCGAATTCCCCCAAGCCTTCCAGTCGGCCATACAGCAACTTATGGCCCGCTGTCCTGGCGTCACGATCAACTCTGGCTTTCGGACAATGGACGAACAGCGGGCACTCTACAACGCTTATCTAGCCGGTCAGGGTAATCTTGCCGCTGCTCCCGGTTCTTCCAACCATCAGGACCCTAACCACGGGGCAGTAGACATTGGGGGAGATAAGGCTTGCGCCCATCGTGTAGCGGCTTCTCTAGGCCTTGGCTTTCCGGTCGATGGGGAGGATTGGCATATCGAGTTAATTGGATCGGCTACAGAGCAAACCCAAGCCAACAACACCAATTATGTAGCTCAGAAGGAAAACCCCCTAGAGGTTGCTAACCGTCTTCTCTATGGCGGGGTCGTCTTTGATATGGACGATCCAGAAGCCAACAAAGCGGCGGTCACTCAACAGACAACCGGTCAAGTCCCCGCCGACGAACCAGCCTCAGGTTTAGCGGCACCACAACCCGGTTTGGTTCAAAGTGGTGGGGCCGTTACCCCCATGCCAACCATTCTTGCCACTCTTGCTGCAGCCGGGTTTTCCGGCGATGCGCTTGTCACTGCTGCTGCTGTTGTTATGGCTGAGTCCGGTGGTATCCCTAACCGTCCCGGTCCAATCATTCCCCCCGACGGTGATCTCGGGCAACCGCTTGGTTGGTTCCAGATTCGTGAAGCCTTCTCCCAAAATGGTACGGGGGGATGGAGAGATAGGGCACAACTGTATGACCCAGCCTTTAACGCCCGTGCAGCGTTCTCTATTTCCAATGGAGGCACCAACTGGCAACTGTGGGAAGCGTACACGAATGGGAACTATCAGCAGTATGTAGATGACGCTCGTGCGGCTTTGGGACAAATGGGTGGGGTAATCCCCGGCCCTAACGCTCGTGACCTTCCCGCCTTACAGGACCCTAACGAACCGGCCGACCCAATCCAAGATTTCACAGACCTAACCGGCATGTTTAGTGAACCCGATATCAGTCAGTTTGAGAAGCCACTAATGCCTACACTCGGATCTACTGATGTAGCGGTGCAAGAAACCAAGCCGGAGGATTTGGTCTAATGCCTGTTGACCTGGGTGCCGCTGCTGCCGGTGGTTATGTTGCCATTATCCGCCGTGACTATCCTCAGCTTGCCGTATTCTTAGATGACCCTGAAATCGGTCCCCTACTGTTGAAGTTGGCGGCCCAACGTATTACCCCATCCCTCTTCCAAATACGGCTACGGCAAACCCGATTCTGGCGAACCCATTCCGACACTACTCGGCAGTGGATAATGACCTCTGCCCTTGATCCGGCTTCCGCTAGACAACAAGTCAATCAGCGGATGCTTCGAGTACAGCAACTTGCCGGTCAACTCGGCGTGCATTTCCGTACCGGCCAGAACACGGCTAGGCAAATCGCTGACTGGTCTCTACGTGGGGACTGGAATGAAGATCAGATGCTTAACTGGATTCTCCGGTTTGCCACGTACCGGGATGAGGGCCGGGACCAGTCGGCGGGCCTTGGTGCCCAAATGAATACTCTCCGAACCGTTGCCAACCAATTTATGATTAACGTGGGAGACAGACAGCTTTTTCGTGATGCTAGAAGAGTGGCGGGTGGGCAAGCTACCGATGACTCTATTGCTCAGCGTTATCGCCAATTAGCCCTTGACCGTTGGGCCGGTAATGATGTACTGCAAAACCTTATCAAGCAGGGTGGGAACCCGGCCGACTTCTTTGATCCTTACAAGCAGATGATTGCTGAAGAACTTGAAACGTCGCCCGAGGGTATTGACTTTATGCGAGATAATCGGTTCACGCCTATTACCTCTAACGTGCGGCCAGATGGCACAGTCGGCCCAATGTCTATTACTGAAGCCACTAAGCATATCCGCAGCATGAACGAATGGGGCAACACACATCGTGGCAAATCTGAAGGGGCCACTCTTGTTAACACCTTGTCTAAGATATTTGGAGCTAGACGATAATGGTCTTCGATAACGCCACTTGGGCCCAAGTCCAAACTCTTCTAACCCAATACGGTTTATCTTCCCTCGCCGATTGGGCATACGATATGCTCATCAACTCTAAAACCCCTGACGAGATTGAGCTTGAGCTAGAAGGTCAACAGGAATTCCAGACCCGGTTTAGTGGTATCTTCCGTCGCCGCCAAGCCGGTCTGCCCGCAATGTCAGTTGACGAGGCTCTACAGTGGGAGAAACAAGCTGCCTCGTTAATGCGCCTCTATGGTTTCCCTCCCACTTTCTATGATTCCCCTGACGACTTTCAGGACTTCATTGCACGGGACTGGTCTATTGTCGAGTTAGAGCAAGTTGCCACAATGGCCGCCGAGACTGCCGAAAATCAGCGCCCACTTCTACGTGAAGAGCTTTCACGCCTATACGCTGGACAGGGTATAGAAGAAGCTGTGGACGTGATGACTACCGGAGAGCTAGCTGCCTTTTTCCTTGACCCCGAGCGTGGACTTCAGGCAATCCAGAAAACCTTTACACAAGCCAAGCTGTCTGCCGAAGCTCGCCAACAGAACTTTGGTGCTCTTACTTCTGCCGAATCACAATCCCTTATTGACGCTAATGTTGATGTTGATACCGCCCGTCAACGGCTTGCCGAACTACAGCAACAGAAGCAACTCACAATGGCCCTTCCTGGTGAACGTGATGCTGGGATTGACCGTGAAGCACAACTCGGAATTATAGCCGGACAGGTTGAATCAATTCGGAAGCTTCAACAGGCTCAGCGCCGCCGTACTGGCGTTTTCGGTGGTTCCACTCAATTCGGTGGCACCCGAGAAGGGTTTGCACTCGGGTCCTCCTAGCTATACACTCCCTACCACCAAGAGGCATGGCCCGTCCGTGAGCTATCAACATGGCCGGATGGTGAGCTAGCAGCTTGGGGTTCCTCAGTATTCTCCGGTCGAATACATGAGCGTTAGTTGCCAAAGACCGTGGACAGTCCTAGTAAACCTGACGACTTTGTGCTGTCCGCATACCCATATTGTCAGAACCAACCGGGCTAGTGAACCTGTTAGCTAGTCCGAGCAAAGGAACAGAGACAATGGCTGATGATGAATTGAACGATGACAGCGACCCACTTGAACAAGCGATGAAGGATGAATCCAACCCCCTTCGTTCGGTTGTTCGGGATTTGGAGAAGCAGATTAAGGGTAAGGATAAGGCGCTAAATACAGCTAATGAGCGAATTGAATCTTTAGCTGTTATTGAGCGTGAGACAGTTTTCAAGGAAGCTGGTATTCCCGATGAGGGTCCTGCCAAGTTCTTCCGAGCGAACTATCAGGGTGATTTAACCGCCGAGGCAATCAAAGCAGCAGCCTTGGAGCACGGTTTCATTACTCCCCCTTCCGATCCTGATACCGATGCTGGCCTAAATGCCGGTGACGGTATTGCTGAAACCACTGGTGGGCAACAGCCTGCCGGGCCTGACATTGGACAGTTGATCAGAGATGCCGAAACTCCTGAGCAGGTTGCTGAGATTATGTCTAACGCCGGTCTTAGTTCTGCTCCCCAATAGCTAGGGAAAGGATATGGCAACTAACACAACTGCTAACCAAACTGCTCATGTTGTAGCGGCTTATGATCAGGCGATGTATATGGCGCTTAGGCCCCATCTGCATTTCGATCAGATTGCCGACGTTGAGCCGACAATGCAGACCCAGCCGGGTGCGGTGGTTACTTTCACCTTCAACTCGGACCTTGCTGTCGCTACAACCCCACTAGACGAGTCCACTGACGTTTCTCCTGCCACCCTGTCATCGACTACCGCTTCTGTAACCATTCAGGAATACGGTAACGCTGCTGAGGCTACAGAGAAGCTTCTTGGAGTCGCTTTCGATGCGCCGCCTTTCGATAAGGGCGCTGCTGAGCGAATTGGTTGGAACGCTGGACTTTCCCAGGATGCCATTGCGGCTGCCGTGCTTTACGGTGGAACCAATGTGATCTACGGAACCGGCGGTACTACCGATCCAACCTCTACAGCCACAATCCAGACTGACGACATTATCACTGCACACGATGTACGTGTTGCTGTCGCCCGTCTTTACACCCTGTCTGTTCCTACTTGGTCGGATGAGTTTTATCGTGGGTATATCCATCCCCACGTTGCTCTTGACTACCGAGAGGAAACGGGTGCTGGCAACTGGCGTTCATTCGCTCAGGCTTTTGCTGCTTCCGGTAATGCCTCTACTATGATCAAGGGTTTCCTTGGCGAGTATGAAGGTGTTGCTTGGATTCAGACTCCCCGAGCGCAGCTTGTTGCTGATGCCGGTTCGGATAACGTTGACCAGTACGGAACCCTTATTGTCGGCCGTCAGGCTCTCGCTAAGGCGTACTCAAAGGCCGTGTCTGGCCCTCATCCGAATGTCCGAATTCGTCCCCCTGTTGACCGGCTGATGCGTTTCCATTCAGTTGGCTGGTACTGGCTTGGTGGATATGGTCGTTTCCGTGAGGATTCAATCATCCGCATCGAGTCCTCTTCCTCAATCGGGGCTAACGTCTAAATAGGAAAGGAGGTAATACACCTATGGCTGCCAACAACAACCCTACTCAGGGAAGTGGTCGGTCTAAGGCCGAAGCTGCTGGTGGTACTCATGTTAAGCCATCTGGAACCCCTGAAGGTGGGGGAGCTAAGCTGGACCCTGCTCAGACGAGTAATACCCGTATGAGCGCCGAAACCCCTGCCGAGCCACAGGTTACGACTCGCCACTAGAAGAAATTGCTAAACCAGTGGCGGTTGTACCCGAGGCGAGAGTAGGCCATACTACCTACGGGTAGCCTTCCTTCGGGGAGTGTGAGTTTGAGGGTATTTCCCTCTCCCCCAAACTTGCACTCCCCGTTGGTTGTATCAGGAGAAAGGGTAACGGTAAAAATGGCTCATACCTTTATGACTCCCACTCATCCTTCCGGGGTAAATTACCGTACTGATGCAGATGCGGTAGTCAAAGGCCTTTGGGGACATTTTGAATCTCACCAAGAGGGTATTTGGGTTGTATTAGATGGAGACACCTTTCGTGAGTTTGATGCTCTCTACGGCGACGATATGGCACTCTACGATAGGGTGTATCAGGGTGGGCGAGTGTATGAGCTTACGGACCAAGAAGCCCTTGATCTTATAGAGGCAGGATATGAGGTAGGTATGTCATCAGGGTTTAGTTCTGGCTTCAGTGGAGGATTCGGGTGACCGCAAAGTCTAAAACGGTACTTGCTACCGATCTACTAACTGCTATAAATGATAACATTAACGGGGATATTCTTCCGGTTGATCTTCGTACTGTCCTCACAGACTATCTAGATTCTCTACAGTCTGAGACTTCTCTTCTACCCACTCTCGATACCCCGCCCGATGGTACGGAGACTATTACTATCCTTCAGGGTGGAGTACAAAAACAGGGGGCTGTTGAAGATGTTGCGGCCCCTCGTTACCAATGGTGGACAAACCAATCGGCCGGAATGATTATCGCTACCGGTGTCTGGACACCGATTGATTGGACGCACCCGATTACCGATCTCGATGGTTTGCATGGCGGGCTAACCGGTACAACCACAATTGCCGCCGGTTCAAACGGTGCTGCTTTACCCCAAGCCACGATTAATGTAGTCGATACTTCCACATTTATTGCTGCTAGTGCTAGTGATCCGGCGTGGATTGCCATCCGCCTAGCCGATGGTAAAGACCGGGTTATCCAGTACACCGGTATGACGGCAACGACATTCACCGGCTGTACTCTTGGGGTTGGTTCTCTAGCAACTAGCCAGGCAGTACGTCAAGCTAACTGTAAAGTCTTTACCGGCCCCAAGTTCCATGCCTCAATTGCTGAATGTGCATTTGCGGCAAATGCAACCGGTGGACGGGGCATCCGGTTCCGGGACACCGGTTCGCCGTTCTTCTTCGTCGGCGGTCAAACCGGCCCGGTCGCCGTCCCCAACGTTATCACCCACCTTCAGGTTTGTATGCAAACCGTCGGTAATATAGACGGCACCGGTGCGAACACCGTTGAGGTTTTCCAGTCTTCAGGTGGTGCGCTTGAAGTAATCCTAGAGGGTATCTCGTCGCCGTCGCTTATGGCTATTCCCCTCGGCACCAGACTACACCCGTAAAAACAAGACTGAGGTTTTACTAATGGGTCGAGAGCTACAAGGTGAACTAAACAGATTAGCAGGCACGGTTGGGCTAGAGGCTCAAGGTGCAGCTAACGTGATTGCCGGTACAACCGATCTTGATATGCTTGGCGCTCTTAACGTTAAGGCCGGGGTTAGGGGTATGGGGCTTAACGGTGTTTGTAAACTCTTGGCATCACAGTTTGGTGGTAATAGTGGTCTAGATGCACAGGGGGCTTTGGCTTCAATTACTGCCTTTTCAACCTTTAACCCAATTACTGCTATTGGGTGGGCACGAGCTTATTGGACGGGGGGACCAGAATTTCTTGCTCTTGGTCTGACCGACGGTGCAGCGGTTAGCACATGGCCGGATGAGATTAGTACCGGTGACTTGGTACAGGCAACCGGTACTAAACAACCTGCCTATCGGACGACCGACGGCCCGAACTCTAAGCCGTGTATTGATTTCGATGGGGTATCGGATTCGATGGCGGCGACGATTACTAGTATTACCCAACCGGCGTCAGTGGTAATACTGTTTACATTCGATACGAATCCACAGTCGGGAACGAGTCAACGAGTTATGGGGTCTGCGAATTGGCTTCTCGACAACGCCGATCCGCCGACCGGGAAACTCAGAATTTTCGCTGGGACGGTCGACACGTCCGACAACGTTGTGTTTGCTACCGGTGCAACCCATCTTGTTACCGGCTATTACAACGGGGTCAGTTCTGTTGTTGATTTTGATGGAGCGTTGATTTTGTCTGGTGCTGGCTGGTCACCGTCAACCAATGCTATCAACTCGTTTACTCTGGGTGCTGACCCTACTGGTGTTTCCCTTTTTGCTGATATTGACGTTATGTTTATCGGGCTTTACTCGGGGAATGTTCGTCTTCATGCTCAGTGGACCGGGTTTAAGTCGTGGGTTGCGTCATTCTATGGATTGGCAATTGCATGATACTCACTATAGTGGTTGTAGCTTCCGTCCGTGATGCGGCTAACGCTTTAACTGCAACTCGTGATGGGGGAGAAACGTTTACTGCGGCACTTGCTTTACCGGCGTCTCCTACCGTACCCACTGCTTATTGGACTTCTTGGGATACGGCCGCTTATGTTGGAACTCGTTGGGCAAATGCTGGGGTATTTGATCTTCGTGATGAGTTGGAGGGCCATCCTTGGCTAGCTGGTAAAGTCAGGATTGCATTTGATGTGGATAATACAATAACTGTTATTCGTTTAGCTGCTCGTATTGCTAAGATATACAGAAATTGGAATCCAGATTTAGTGCTTACCGATCTAGGGCTTGTGCGACTGCAAGGTCCACCACTATGAAACGTACACACGGAATAGATCATTACACCCCTAATTCCTGCTTTGGCTGCCAAGTGTTAACCGTTTCATTTTCGGCCGACGCTATGCCTTCCCGCAATCCCCAAGTAGTTGAGTCGAATGCAATGGAGAAGCAATGGGCACGGGACCATCCCGCCTATAAGCGTCTCGTGGCCGACGGAATACAACCCAACTCACTCGATGGTGCTGCCAATATCGAGCAGATGGCTAACTCCAAATGGGAAGCTGAACACATCACTCTTGAAGATGCAACTACCTACAATACATAAGAGGGAAACATGAATCCAGAACTATCACTCCTGTATACCAACTCGGATCGTATCGGGTATGGCCGGCTCGGGGTTAAGCTTAATGAAGCCCTAACCAAACTAGGGGTAAATGTCCATACCGTTCACGCCGGTGGACACGATATGCCCCCGCCAACTAACGTTCTCGGATATGTTTCCTTGCCAACCCATACCCGGAGATGGTATGATGGGCAATACAAGTTTATGTATACGATGTGGGAGACTGACAAGCTTCCTGATATTTTCACAAGTCTACTTTATAACTTTGACTTGCTTATTGTACCTTCAGAGGAAAACCGTGAACTCTACTCGCAACATCATCCAAACGTGCATTACGTACCTCTTGCTATTGATTCTACTGATTGGGCTTTTCTACCTCGCACTCCTGATCGGCGTTACTTCCGATTCCTCATCAGTGGCTCAGGCGACCGTAAGGGTTGTGATCTAGCGTACAAAGCCTTTAATGCTGCTTTCCCCTACCCAGGCTCTATGTCTCGTATTCCTATTCTAATGATGAAGGCCAATAGGATTATGAACTATGACGGGGAGTACATTGAGAATTTCGTGGGCAAGGTGTCGATGGAAAGGGAGATTGAGATTTACTCTATGGCTGACTGTTATGTGCAGCCGAGTCGTGGGGAAGGTTTTGGTTTCCAGCCACTACAGGCTATCGCACAGGGTATCCCCACTATTCTGACTGACGCCCACGGACACAGGGCGTACAGCCATTTAAGTCCGTGGAAGCTGTCGGCGGTTAAGGCACCGGTCGAGTACAACATGCTTGGTTATGCGGATAATCAACACTGGTGGGAACCTGATTTTGATGAATTGGTTGACGCTATGCGAGACGTTTATGAGGTTGCTGAAACCGTGGTAACTCAGCAGATATGTAGAGAAGCTTCTTCTCTGGCTCATATGATGTTTAATTGGGAAACTACAGCCTTAAACGTTAAGACCCTTCTAGCTGAACGGGTGTGTATTCCATATTCAGGCACCGGTGAGATTCAGGAAATGGAGCAGCCTAAATACCTCATCCGAGTTAACCGGGACTATACACTCCACGCCGCCGGTGATACTCTTGTCTTTGAACCGGGCAAGGACTATTACGAAATCGTTGACATTAAGAGGGTGATGTATGAGTCCGATCTTCTCGACCCATCATGCCTTTCCCCTGACGCAGAATCAGGGTTAACAGATGCACAAATCGCTGAACTTCCACATTACCTTTCCCGCAATGCTTTCTGCCCAACCTGCGGCACACAATACAATACGGGCATACACAAGTCCCAAGCTTTCCTCAATGGTAACCTTACTCGTGAGGATTTAAAGATCGAATGACAACCCTAAACGACATTGTAGAAGAAATCCGGTCTGACTATCTCCTAACCGGAGATGTAGAAGTTCGTAATCGACTAGGGGCAGTTGTTGACGATACGGTTACAACCCTTAACCTTGCTCGTTCTAATGCCGGATTTACAGAAGGTACACGGGTAGAGGTTGGTTATGAGGACGTGTATGTAGTAACCGGTACTCAGGCCTCTTCTGATCTTACGGTAGAACGTGGACAGTTTGGTTCAGTGGCTCAAGCTCATCTTGACGGTGAACTTATGCTAGCCAGTCCCAAGTATTCAAAAGCTAGTATCGCCCGTGCATTGAACCGGGAACTTCAAGCCCTTAGTGGTAATAACCGGCTGTATCAGATGAAGTCGCTTGCCATAACCTTCAACTCTTCTCAGGCCGGTTATGACTTTACAGACAAAGACGCTGCAACCCCAACAGACCCTAATGATGTGTATTCCATTTGGGAAATTAGGGCCAAGATGCCCAACCCTTTACACGACTGGCCGTTACTAGAACACTACAAGCTCTCACGTAATATGCCCGCTGCTGATTTCCCTTCAACCCTAG